GATACCAAGTTAATTCGGAGTGTAGCGCAGTCTGGTAGCGCACCTGGTTTGGGACCAGGGGGTCCAAGGTTCGAATCCTTGTACTCCGACCAATTATAAGCGGGATTAGTTTAATGGTAAAACAGCAGATTTCCAATCTGCGGTCATCAGTTCGATTCTGATATTCCGCTCCAGCAGTTAACAACAAAGGCAAACAATGGCTAAATCACTGAGTCGTGGCACAGAAGTAGATATAGAAAAATGCATCGAACAAGCCGGAGGCAACAAGTTTAATCTAATCCTAATGGCATCACATAGGGCTAGAGAATTATCAATGCAACATAAAAGCGATGGCAAGACAGAGCAATTTAATGCGCCAGTAACTGCATTACTAGAGTTCAATAATGGCGAAATAGATGTTGCGTACATGCGTAAAATTAGATAACCCGGTTACACTTTTCCGTAAGAAAGTGGGTGAGCTGACCACCATAGGAACAGCAGGTGCGTAGGATCTACCTGGAGTCCCTGTTGGGGGATACTCGAAAATATCTTAGGGGGAGAACACAACTTAAAGCCAAAGCAAAAAATGTGTGGACAGAGTAACCGCTCAGTCTAGGGCCTATGTGGTGTAGGTGGCTAGACACTTTATAAATGCTTTCTGTAGTAGCTACAGTGGAACACCGAAATACTTGTCAATGTCGACCATGTACAAGGACCGGCCATGAAGAGAAGGGCTACCGTGGATTCAAGCGCCGCAGAGAGCACCTATAAAGTTATTATTCCCTGATAGCTCAGTTGGTAGAGCACTCGACTGTTAATCGAGTTGTCCCTGGTTCGAGCCCAGGTCGGGGAGCCAGTTATCGCGGGGAGGGTCCGGTCACCAGCGTGGTCTCATAAGCCATTGCCATCCTTGGTTCAAATCCAAGTCCCGCAACCAATACAAATACCATCAAATTTTTAAAGAATTTAAAATCGGGGTCACCATGTGGATTGAAAATATTCCTTTAGGAAATGTAGCAACTGGACAACATCACGACTGTGGTCCTAACAGTATGCTGATTCAAATCTCCGATTACGACATGGCGTTCCCTGAACCCAAGCACCAATTCAAAGAAATACACCAATTTACTTTCTTGGACATTGAAGAAGATGGCATGACCAATACAGGCGATGGCCGTTCAATCGACCTAAGCGAGTTTGCCATTACAGACGAACAAGCCGCAGAGCTTGTGCGTTTGTTGCAACATGCCAAAGACAATAGAATGAATGTTGTTGTTCATTGCCATGCTGGTGTTTGCCGTAGCGGAGCAGTGGCTGAAGTTGGTGTAATGATGGGCTTTGCAGACTGCGAAAGATTTCGTATACCAAATCTATTAGTCAAGCATAAAATGATGCGAGCACTGGGTTGGACATACGATGCAGATGAAAAGCCCGATCCAGAAGCCTGGCGACGGTTCAACGGAGACTACTAATGGATTGGATAAAGTATAGTGGCATATGGGTTACATTAATTTGTAACCCATTTCATTGGCAATTTTCATATGTGGCAAATGAAACAGAAAGCGAATGGCCAGCCCCCAATCGAAAAACTTATATCTTACAGGTTCTCATGCTATCTATTAGAGTAGTCATTGACAATGGCGACTGGTAAGTATTTGCATGATATATGGTCTAGACGAGAATGACAAATTTTATGTAGAATATACAGCCTGCCCGGAACCCATTGGCACAGTTCGGCAGGAAATGGAAAAGTCATGTATTAGACTTGCCAATGAAGCACAAAGCAAAGTTTTAATAAGTCTTACCAGTGGCTTGGACAGTCAAGTACTGTTGCACACATTTCACACTCTTGGTTTACCATACGAGTGTGCGTTCATGTACCATCCTGGCTACAATGACTTTGAATACAACAACATCAAGATACTTGAAAAGAAATACGGATTCAAGTGTACGATTGTTGAAATAGATCCGTTTGCCATACGAGAAGAAATAGAAGCAAGTGCAATAGCCACTGGCATTCCGGCTGAACATCATATGATGAAAAAGTTTTTAGCTCAGTTGCCTGAGGATCAAGACTTTTGCCAAGGTATCGAAAGCTTTGACTTTGTTTTTAGACAGGGTAAAGCATATTGCATGGAGTCGTGGACTGCAATTGAAGTTGCGAGCCAACGAGCACTAAAGCAAGTTGAGCGTTCGGGCAAGATTGTATGCATTGACAGACGGGCACCATTTGATAATTTTGCACTGGCATACCTAAGTGATCCGGTAGTTACCGGCTACATCAATGGGTTGGAATATATCAAGGGCAACGGATTGGTAGACAAGGAAACAGGGGAACCTCCGCCATTGATTTTTTCTTGGGAATATTATGTGAAGCCAATCATATACGGCATCTATTGGGGCAAAGAATTAGAAATTTTTCCAAAATATGTCAGTTCTGAACAGGTCGACTTTATAATGAATCCTGTTGACAGTAGGCTCCGTCATAACTATAAAAATAAATGTGTATTTGTTCCGCGCGACGAACTAATAGAGCATTTGACCAATTGGGGCTCTAATAAAGTAAAAAGATTCACACAAATATGAGAATAGACAATCCTTACATTAATAAAAAACTTGGGTATTACATTGTTGGTGACCTAGAGTTTGATTCAAAAATTCGTGCATGTATATATGCAATGGAAGTTAAGAAACCAGTAACCTGGGTTTTCAACAATGATGTCTTTAACACATTTGATTGGAAGAAAGATCCTGAACTCACGCTGGATCAATTGTACGATGCAAGGGCTCGCCAACTTCGAGAAAGGTACGATTATATTGTACTCAGTTACAGTGGCGGCGCCGACAGCCATAATATATTAATGTCATTCTACAGACAGGGATTGCACATTGATGAGATTATTACCAACACAATGACCAAGGCCAGTGCACCTGCAATGACTGTTAATCCTTCTAATACTGATGCTTATAATGCGCCTGAATCAGAACACAATTTAAATACCATTCCTCGGTTGAAAGAAATTTCAACCTGGATGCCTAAAACAAAAATTACAATTACAGATTGCAGTGATGCATTGTTTGAAGAACTTGAAACTGCTGGAGATGCCAGCTGGGTGTTGAACAAGCGAGAAGGGTTAAACCCAGCTGGCATGACACGATTTAACTTTTTGCACTTTTCTGAAATTCGTAAAAAGTTTGATAAGGATCATAAGATTGCTATAGTAGTTGGCATTGAAAAGCCAAGAACACAACTCTATCGAGGTGAATTGTTTATGACTTTTAGTGATCGTACTACCAATATGATCACAGTAGCCGAACACTTAAAGGAATATCCAAACAGTACCGTTGAGTTCTTTTACTGGACACCAGACATGCCAGAAATTGTAATCAAACAAGGTCATGTAATTAAGAAATGGCTAGAAGCGTTTCCTGCAAACCAAAAAATGTGGGAAACTTCATATGTTACCGCTGAAGTATATAGGCTACAGCATGACCCACTATTGCGTGGGCTGTTATATACTACATGGAATCCCAACTGGTTTCAGGCTAAGAAAGCTGTTCATGATTGGAGTAGTGAATTCGATCAATGGTTTTTAGATTTATATAAAGATACTAAAGCTGGTAAAATCTGGCTAGAAGGGATTGATTATGTTAAAAATAATCTAACCCCGTTCCTTAAACGACCGCAGGACCCAACCAAGGGTGTCGACGGGCTTGTTGTAGTTTCACATACCTACAATCTAGGACCCATTGAAAACCTACAAGCAGAGGTACTCTGGATACGATAATCAGTTAGATATTTTGATAGTGTTTTGTAAAATAAACACTTTCAATTTAGTATTATTATACAGCCCAGCTTCAACAGATTTTTTATCTATCCCCAGCACAGGGAACAGGCCAGCTTTAGATAGTGCAGTTGCAAGTTCCTTGCTGGTAAATGCTCGAGCAAACTTTGCTTTTAATGCTTCTTTGTCAGCTTCATTCATTGAGCGGGCAACTACAAGACCTAGATAACTTTCAAAAGGAAACGGTTCAGCAAAGGCCACCTTCCAAGTTGGAAGTTTCAAACCCAAATCATGACTGCTCATGATAAACTTTAGGCGGCTATTATCAATCCAACTGCTTACCACAGGATAATTTGCAAACATGCAGTCGATATTCCCGCCTAGCATGTCTTGTACTGCGGCACTACCACCCTTGCTATAAGGGATAACCATATGAGCAGTTTTTAATTTCTTAAACAATACTTCAGTAGCAAGGTGCTCGCTACTGCCGTACCCTGCTACACCAAAGTTAAGTGGCTTGCTTGCAATCAAATCTTTGATAGAATTTATATTCTTATTAGCATTACATACAAGAACGCTGGGCATACTTGCCACAACACCAATTAGTTCTAAATCACTATCTGGGCTATAGTCCAAGTTGGGAAAGAGCATGGGATTGGTTACATAGATCTGGCTCATGGTCGCCACTAGCACAGTCTTTTCGTTTAATAGGTGTTTGATAGCAATAGTTCCACCAGCACCAGGTCTATTAACCACTGTAAATTCATTGTTGCCTACTGTCTTGGCCAGCAGGCGTGTAGTAGTATCACTTGGCCCACCAGGCGCATGTGTAACTGTAAATTCTGTTGTACCAGCAATGGCACTTCCGCTAATTAATAAACTGGCCAGCAATGTCTTCAATCTCATATAGTCTCCTTGTACAGCTAATTATCTGAATTTTACACCAGAATTTTTCCAATAAGTACTGTGATGCATAAGAACTATCATATTCCTGTTAACAAGCTTGACCCAACTGATTTGGATTGCAAGTGGGTTATGGAAAATCTAGCACCAAGATTATACCCAGCATTGAATATTATCAAAGGTGCATTTGATAGGGTAGATATTCCGCAGTCTGAGTTTACAAATTGGCCACAGCGAGATCAAGTCTTGGCACATTTTGACGAATTAAAAATCAAGGTACGCAGATTTGCCTGCTTTATTGGACACCCACATAATGCCACACGCACAGCACACATTGATAGTTATGTCCGTGGTGTGCCAATGGTAGCACGATTTAATATTCCTATCCAAGGCCGCATTCCAGCAAGTGTCAGCTGGTGGAACGATAATGTTACTAGTGAGAAAATTTATCTGAGAGAGTTTACCGAACTTCGTAACGGGGTAGAAAAAACTGCCTACAGTTACGGATCAACAATCAATGACTGGGGTGATGAGCCGGAATATGTTGTCCACAATCCTGGCGCCTGCTGGAACCGAACAGAGCTGGCACATCGTCCCTGGGCTGGTGAATGCACAGTACCACGCATACTGATAACAACCGAAACTGCAGACCAAATTCAATGGGTTGACCTAATAAGTCGACTCAGTCAACTGGGCTATTGCTAGCTCATTATTAATTTCTCCAATTGTCGTTATTAAAATATATTATGGGAAAACGGCTTTTTATTGTTGACTTCTAAGATATATACTAGTATACTTGAACTATTAGTATAAACACTGAGTTCCAAAGCTTATGATAGATTGGAACGCACTCGCTTAACCAAAGGAGATATAAGCATGAAAACAGTTGGTGATAAATTAGCCCCATTCGCAGTAACCGGTGTCAAGCCCGGACAGCCAGAAGACGCTTTCTTTGAAATTACAGACAAGAGTTTTGAGGGCAAGTGGAAAGTTATCGTTTACTATCCAAAGGACTTTACATTCGTTTGTCCTACAGAAATTGTAGCCTATGATAAGTTGGCAGGCGATTTTGCAGATCGTGATGCAGTCCTGCTTACAGGTAGCACAGACAACGAGTTTTGTAAAGTGGCATGGCAAAATGCCCATGCAGACTTAAAGAAAATCACACACAACCAATTTGCTGACACACAGCGCGGTGAGTTGAGCTTGATTGAACAGTTGGGCGTATTCTATGCTCCAGCAGGTGCCGCACTTCGTGCTACATTCATTGTTGACCCAGAGAATGTTATTCAGCATGTTACAGTTAACAACTTGAATGTTGGTCGTAGCCCAGAAGAAACTCTGCGTGTATTAGACGCATTGCAAACTGGCGAACTATGTGCGTGTAACCGCACAGTTGGCGGCGAGACTCTGTAATGTTAGAAACTATATGCGACACGCTAGTTGAAGCATATAGACGCAACTGGATTACCAGTCGTGATGGCAATGTTTCAATTCGTCATCACGACCGTGATCACTTTTACATTACACCCAGTGGCGTTCGTAAGCAGACTATGCAACCTGATCAATTTAAAAAGATTGGGATTAATAACGGTCCTTATGATATTCCATTTACTAAAATTAGTGCAAATCTAGAGCCAAGTGGAGAGTTACCGTTACACTTTGGTCTACAAAAGATGATGGGTCAGCATAGTGATGATGTGCGTGTAGTAGTACATTTACATCCTACATATTGTGTTGCGGCTATGCATCGTGGCATTGAGTTAAGCAGTCTTGCCGATAGCTTTCCTGAACTAAGTCGCTACACTAGTGTAGCACCTAATGTAGGAGATGTACCACCTATCAGTCAAGAACTTGCCGACCGTTGTCACGAAAATCTCAAGTTGGACAATGCAGGTAATATTGCCTACGACATTGTGGGCATTAAAGGTCACGGTGTTGTAGCCATTGATACAAGTCCATGGCGTGCTTTCGAACACATTGAACGATTGGAACATATTTGTCAAATCGTATTAGCATCGGGGAAATATTAAAATGAGTTATATTGTAGGATCTTTGCCGCCAATCAAATGTTTTGTTCGTAAAGAATTTCTCTATAACTTTGAACGAGGTCACGGAGAATTAGAACCTGCAATATGGGTCAGTCTCAAGGCCCTGCGTGGACAAGTGTTTCGCATTGAATCGTTACTGCCCAATTACGGAGCATTGTATGACAAGCTACCCATTCATGCTTATGTGTGGCAAGAAAACTACACAGGTAACCTGCCTATAGATACTTTACAGCTTTGGGATTGCATGGGCTATCGTTTTACTATCGTTGAAAAAATAGGTCTGCGTAATTTAGGTGTCAAGTTTCTAGGTAAAGATAAAGAATGGCATCACGGAACTTATTTGTTCACTGTAGACTTTTGTGCAGACGGAATGGATGTGGACACGGGTTTCACTGAAGTTGCAGAAGAACACAAATCGTTTAACTTTATCAAGTTAGAAAATGGGCAGTTTGCCTGCCAACCCAATAACCGATGCTTGTGGTATGATCAAAGTTTGATTGCAGGAGTAACCAAATTCCCAGACTTCAAAGCCGCGCAGACTGTATTCACAGTAGACGGCACCCGCAAGTGGACTGCTGGAGATGATTGGTTTTATAATATAGAGGAAAGAAAATGAGTTTTATTGATACAGTAAAAGGTGCGTTGCCAGACTACGCCAGGCTAATCAGGGTAAGAAGGAAACTTTTACTTGTCCTCATTGCGGTAAAGTAGGTAGTGGCGGTTCTATGACAAGGTGGCACTTTGATAACTGTAAGGAAACGAAATGAACGAACGAATTAGAGAACTTGCTCACGAGGCTGGATTGCCTACATACAATCCAGAAGGTATTCCAACTAAGTTAGAAAAGTTCGCCGAGTTGATTGTGAAAGAATGTATTGGTTGTTGTGAGCAAGTTATCAGCGATCCTGTTCCTGAAAGTGTTGATACTTGGTTGAATGGTGGGTCGCAATGTATTGACGAGATTAAACAACATTTCGGAGTAGAAGAATGATTGACTATCACGAAGCCGTTAGAGAAATGCACAAAGGCAATGTAGTCAAGTATGTTGGCACAGTCAACGGCAATGTAATGACAGACAAAGGCTGGAGTTGGTGTATGCAACGAGGCGTCATCTTTGTTCATAAGGATGGTAAGGTTGTGCCCAAGAGTTCTGGCAATATGGTTTATGATCCAGACTTTCGGTATGTGCTAACTGGTGAAACAGTAGATCCAAGAGGATGGCCCAACAAGCCACGCAAGTATCCAGAGATTCGCCCAGTAGATAAAGAAAGCCGTAAAGAGATTAAATCAAAGTTGGGTTATAGTAGAATTGGATTAGGAAATGTATAAAGGAGAAACAAAATGAGTTTTATTGAAGTAGTTAAACCGGCATTACCAGATTATGCCAAAGATACAAGGTTAAACATTGATTCGGTGTTATTGCGTAGCACTCTTGATGCTGATGTAGCAATGGGGTGTGCCGTGGCGGCACTGGCGGCAACTGGAAATGGTAAGTTGTTGGGCATTATGCTTTCGGACAATCCAGTATATGCCGAACCTGCGATGACGGCCGCGTCAATAATGGCGACTAACAATGTGTGGTACCCATTTGTCGAGATGGCAGATGATCCGCAACTAAAAGGATTGCCGGCACAGTTGCGTATGAATGCTATTGCCACTCACGGTGGCACTACCAAGGCAAACTTTGAAGCATTCAGTCTTGCCGCAAGCATTGTAGGCAAGTGTCACTTCTGTGTTAAGGCACACTACGAAACACTCAAGACAGAAGGCTACACAGTTGAACAGCTTCGTGACATTGGTCGTATTGCCAGTGTAATGAACAGCGTAGCCAAGGTCCTAAACAGTTAAGCTGGTTGACACGCAAAAGCGATTGCTGTATAATAGCAGTAATCGCTTTTCTCATGGAGATATTATGTTAGAATGTTTGATCCTAGGTGACAGTATTGCAGTAGGCACACAACAGTTTCGACCCGAGTGTGCATTGGTAGGCAAAGGCGGAATCAACACATGGCAGTTCAACAAGGACTATGCCAAAAACCTAAAGCCAGCCGGCACAGTTATCATCAGCTTGGGCAGTAATGATCACAAGTATGTTAAGACTGAGTACGAGCTGGTTAAAATGCGTGAGCAAGTAAAAGCTGAGCGTGTGTTTTGGATCTTGCCCGCTGGCAACCTAAAAGCCAGTGAAGTCAACATCCAGTGGATACAGGCTCTGGTGCGAGATATTGCCAGCAAGTATGGAGATACAGTACTGCCAATCACAAGACTACAGACTGACGGCATTCATCCAAGTACAGCAGGTTATAAGGATCTTGCCGCTAAAACAAAATAACTACCGTTGTATTTTTGCAACAAGGCTTGACAAGCTGAATTTTTGTGCTATAATAGTTCTTTAGAAGGATTTCTATGTTGACACTCAAACAACGAGCCGCACTTGAAGTGGTAAAACTTTTAGCTTTGGCAATCGTCATTGGTACAGGCACAGGCATTTTGCTTAACACCGTACCATTGGCAATTTTAGGCATTGGTGCCTGTGCCATCATGTTGGCTTATTTTTTAAAGATGGTATACGATGCAAAGCTTTCGCAATTGGAAGCAGAAGAAAAACTTAAAAACTAAATTTTTTGCCGATAAGTCAAACAGAGGTTGACACAGAGGCTAAGTAAGTGTATAATGATTACTATGATGAACAAGAACATATCCATATCGAAACAAAGTTGGTGCTCACAACAGAGCCTAAGCTTCTGCGTTTCTAAGTTTATGTCATATCGTCATATTCTAGGAGTACATCCAGGATAAAGTAATCTAACCGTTTACTTAACCCCTGGACTCGAAAGGCTCCAGGGGTTTTTCTTTTAAGGAAATGACAATAGATAATAAAAAGTTAAAAGAAGCAGAGTGGACACAATCTCATACACTAAGCAAACAGCAGTTGCAAAAATTGCTAGATGACAAGTTAAAGAGAGCGTACCACATGCATCTGAGATTAAACAAGCGGGAGATTGCTCAAGGGCAGTCGTAGATCGCAAAGTGTGAAGTATTCCAGTAACGAGGACTGGGCCATGCACTATAAACATATGGCAAACGGGCGGCGACTAGGATGGAATCCCTCTTGTGGGACTAAAAATTAGATCGTATTAAAGAGCATAGAGCTGACCTGGGCTGTGATGCCGCAGACTGTGCTTTTTAATACACACATTCGCAAGAGTGTGTCACTAAGTAAAAGATGCGTTCAAAAACATTTTGTGTTGCTCCATGGAGACACTTGGATATATCGCCCACTGGCCATTTACAACCATGTTGCGTATGGTCAGCTCGTGACGATAGTAAGCAATATCACTTTACTGAATTTGATGAATGGATAAATTCCGACACAATGAAGGCAGTTAGAAAGAATTTACAGAATGGCGTTGCTATTCCTGAATGCCGTAATTGTAATATATTGGACAATACTGGTGCATTAAGCCTGCGTCAACTTTACATTGAAAATTCTGTAAAATTTCGTGTGCCGCCTGTGTTGAACCCAATGTCAGTGGGCAAAGAACATTGGACAATCAATGCAGAAGACCTGGTGGTGTTAGATCTACAGTTAGGTAACCTTTGCGACTTAAAGTGTGCAATGTGCAATGGGGAAAACTCAAGCCAACTTTTAACAGAGTACAAATTGCACAAAGAAAAGTTTGATAATCTTGATCCTGAAAACACCTATAGACCAAATCTGTCAGCTGATTTTAGCTGGCCATTAAGCGATGAGTTTAAGCAGTTTATCAATCGTTTTAAACATAACTTAAAATCTATTAAGTTCACTGGCGGCGAGCCAACTGTGGTGCCATATGTTGCAGAATTTTTGGAAAACATTGAACATCCGGAAGACCTAGAAGAAGTTGTAATAGTAACAAATGCCAACAGTTATAATAAAAGAATGTTTGATGTCTTGACAAGATTCAAGCTAGTTAATATTACAATTAGCATTGATGGGATAGGCGACGATAATGAAATGATTCGATTTAATTCAAATTGGAAACAGATTAACGAAAATATCATGCGCTATAAAGCAATGCCAAATGTTCTTGTCAAGATCAACCATGTGTTGCAGGCATTTAGCGTTAAGACTCTTATACCAGTGTTACAATGGTGCGAGTCAATGTCATTGCCAATGGCGCTGACGGTACTTGATGAACCTCGCAAGTTGAGATTGAATGCTGTACCCATTGAAAGGATTACAGCATTCAAAGCAGAACTTGTTGACATCGGGTCAAGAATTGTATTAAACAAACACATCATTGACGGTGCAGTCAAGTACCTTGACACATACAAATTTGATGCATCAGGATCAAAAGAAAGAAAACAATACACAATTCTACTAGATGACTTGCGTAAAACAAAATTATCTAGTATAATATAAACATGGAGATGAAGCATCAATGGTGATGCAGTGGACTGTAAATCCGCCGCCTTCGGGCACGACTGGTTCGATTCCAGTAATCTCCACCAATTTGGAAGCTTGGGTGAGTGGTTTAAACCAGCAGTCTTGAAAACTGCCGAGTCGAAAGGCTCCGTGAGTTCGAATCTCACAGCTTCCGCCAAAGGATAATATGTTAGCGTTTGATAAGACTTTTAAAATTTACCTGTTCAAAGATAAAGATACAGTTGATCTAACTATTCGTATAGCAGACAACTATGCCCACACCTACACAATGACTCGGCCTGAACTAGAAGCATTGTTAGAGAATTGGGATACTCCAGGCGGGTATTCTTTTAAGTTAGGCAACGGCACAGGTTTTATACAACATAAGACAGCAACACCTCGACCAACTAGTGCGCCAGCAGACTATGTTCGCATTAGTATATGGGCAGGGGTTCAACATCAGTACAGAGTTGACAGCATTGATATAGCAGAGTTAAAAAACGACTTTGAGTATCAATGCAATAACACAATGTTCTGGGACAATTATTAATTTTTAGTATCCATAGTGTAATGGCAGCATCGCGGTCTCCAAAACCGTCAGTCTAGGTTCGAGTCCTAGTGGGTACGCCAAATCGGGCCAGTAGCTTAATGGTAAAGCAACCGACTCATAATCGGTCGAGTCTTGGTTCAATTCCAAGCTGGCCCACCAATTTATGCCCTGTTAGTTCAATGGATAGAATTAGAGTCTTCGAAACTCAGGATGGTGGTTCGATTCCATCACAGGGCGCCAAGTTTTGAGAGTGTCAGCAAGTGAAATCACGCTAGTAAGGTTTCTTCGAAGGACTGAACTAGTAAAAGGTGAGGGTTCGATTCCCTGAAAATCTCAACAGGCGAGAACACTGGATCTATCCCAAGTGATGTACCGAGTCCTGCTCGAGTTTATTACACAGGTGAATGGTTGCTATAACGATGGGGCAACTACTCTCAAATTCAACATGTGCAGGTGGCAGAGCGGCCCATTGCAACGGATTGCAAATCCGTAAAGTCGTCGGTTCAAATCCGACCCTGCACTCCAACATTGTTGGCTCATGGTGAAATGGTATCACAACGGATTTTGATTCCGTCGTCCTTGGTTCGATTCCAAGTGGGCCTGCCAAATTTTTAAAAGGAGATCTGTCATGACCAGTGACAAGAGTGATAAGATAATGGGGGTGAAACTTTAAGGTGAAGTAACTGGCTTTTAACCAGTAAAACTCGGATCGTTCCCGAGCACCCCTACCATACAAAAACACACTACACGGCTACCCTGCGTGGTTGCAGGCTGTTAGTGGCGATTGACAACCAGGTCGCATATAGTGTGTTTTTGTATGGTAATGTAGGACAATGGTAGTCTTCCTCCTTCATACGGAGACTGTTACTGGTTCAAATCCAGTCATTACCACCACTCAGTTGACCAGCGGTGTAGGAACAAATTTTGCAGAGGCAACCACTTTTGTCAGCAACAGGTCAGGTATAAACACCAGCGGTCTATTGCAAATTTTATCTGGCGTGAATGTTTTATCAGCCACCCAACTGGGGACAGGACCGTACGGTCTATGGGAATTTTTATAAAGTATTTTATAGCTGTCCATATTGTCCATATGTTTATTTAAACTTTTTAGGTGTGACCTTAGTGTAGCGGTAGCACCCCAGATTGTGATTCTGTTAGTACGGGTTCAACTCCCGTAGGACACCCCTAAAAAGTTTATGCCCCTGTAGTTTAACGGTAAAACGGCGGATTTATATCCCGTATGCAACAGATAATTGGTTAATGCGGGTTCGACTCCCGCCGGGGGTACCAAATTAATTGCCAAGAT